ATGATAGTGATATATATTTTGATTGCGATGACGGTTCTGGCGGGACAGAAACCTACTTCTTTTTAGATGGATCTCTTTCTGGCGGTAGTCCATATACAGTTTTCCCAGACGACTCTATCTTAACCTTTGGTAGTGGTGGTGGTGACATGACTATTCACCATGATGGCACAGATTCAAAGATTCGTAATCAAACTGGTGATCTTTATATTACGCAGAACACTAACGATGGTGATATTATTTTTGAGTGTGATGACGGTAGTGGTGGTGTAACAACCTATTTACAACTAGATGGAGGTGGTGCTTTAACCAGATCATACAGAGCATTCAGAGTACAAGATGATTACAAACTTCAAGTTGGATCTTCTGGAGATTTAGACATTAAACACACCTCTAGTAATTCTTACATTGAAAACCACACAGGTCATTTATATGTAACTAACACAGCCGATGATTCTGATATTATTTTTAGAACTGATGACGGGTCAGGTGGTATAACTAAATATTTTCAATTAGATGGTGGTTTAGCTGACGGCACAAATGCTTACACAACTTTTCCTGACAACTCTAGAATAAGATTTGGAGATGGCCTTGATCTAGATATTCACCATGACGGGTCTAACAGTTACATAAACCAAACTGGTACTGGTAATTTATACATTCAGCAGACTGTTGATGGGGCTGATATGGTTTTTAAAAATGATGACGGCAGTGGTGCGTTACATGAGTATATGCGTTTAGATGGCGGTATGTATCACGTTGTCTTTTCTAAATCCACTCAACACGCAGACGGGGCTTATGGAAAATTTGGAACTGGTGGCGACCTTCAATTATCACACAATGGAACTAACTCTTTTATAAAAAATACCAATGGAGATCTCTATATTGAAAACTCTGCGGATGACAAAGACATCATCTTTAAATGTGATGATGGTAGCGGTGGCACGACAACCTATTTCTCTTTAGACGGATCAGGCGCACCAAATCCAAGGACAACTTTTCCAGACAACTCAACACTTCAGCTTGGAACAGGCGGTGATTTACAAATATTTAATGATAGCGCAGATTCGTATATCCGTGAAAATACTCGTCACCTTTATATTCAAAACACTGCTAATGATTGTGATATTTATTTCCAATCAGACGACGGATCAGGCGGAACAGAAACCTACTTCTACTTAGATGGGTCAGTATCCAGTGGCAATCCAGTTACTAAGTTCCCTGACAACTCTATACTAGCTTTAGGAACTAGCGGTGACTTCTACCATTACCATGATGGGACAGACTCTTACCATGCTAACTTCACTGGAGATTTCTACATAGATAACAATGCCAATGATAAGGATGTTATACTTAGATCTGATAATGGTTCTGGTGGACTTGCTGCTTATATCACTTTAGATGGCTCTGCTGGAGATATTAAGTTTTCTAAAAACGTAGATGCCTCTAGCCAGAACATTGTTGCCTACTACTTAGAGGGAACATACAAGAGTTTCTTAATAGATCACCCAACTCAAGAGGGTAAGAAGTTAAGGCATGGTTGTTTAGAGGGGCCAGAACACGGAGTTTACTTTAGGGGTAAGTCTTCAGATAACATTATAGAATGTCCTGAATACTGGATGGGCCTAGTTGAAGAGGATTCTGTAACGGTACAGCTTACAGCTATTGGCCCCAATCAGAACATATATGTAGATCATATAGACGAAAATGGTAATATCCATGTTGGAAGTAACACTGATGAGCCTTTGAACTACTATTACACTGTAAATGGTGAGCGAAAAGGGGATAAAGTAGTCGTTGTAGAAGACGCATAAAGTTACAAAAATCACTTGAATCTTAACGTATTCTACCTATTCTGTCGGTATGGCCGAAGAAACAGTTAAAATTGAAATTCCGACACAATTCGTACAAGTGATTTATCAAGCACTAGACATCGCTACAAAACAAGTAGGGTTGAATGGTGCTGAAGCTCTTGTCGTAGTTGCCAAGGAAATTGCTAAACAAACTGGAGAACAACCTCCTGCACCAGCAGAGGCTCCAGCCACAGAAACTACTGAAGAAAGCTCAGAATAATGCCTGATTTAGACTTATCTGAAGGAGAGTTTAAGCCACATTGGATGTTTAATCCTGTCCCTGAAGCGGATGGAATTAACGAGGGAAAGAACGATACACGCACTGCCATCTCTTATGAGGACTATAAAGCCTTGAGAGCCAAGGGGTGGGAGACAGTGAGTGATGTGGCAGATAGCCACACAAATGACCCTGATCCAGAGCCTACCGAAGACGTAGTTTTGCCTGATTAATAGGGTTTTCAGCACCTTGATTGAGGCTACAAATATGCTATATTTTTAGCTTCATGAGTAATAGTGAAATAATAGCTAAAGGAGTTACAGGGGTAACTGGCTCTTTAATAGCAGTTACAATCCCATATGCTGAGGTTATTCAATGGGGGATTCAAGTTGTTGGAGGACTCTTAGGTATTACGGTAGCTATAATTACTTTATACAATTTAATTAAGAAAAAGAAATGAACAAACAAGCAATCTTAGGAATCATACGTCATATCCTTACTTTTGGTGGAGGTTTTATGACTCAGAATGGATTAGCTTCTGGTGAGGAAGTTACTACTGGTGTATCAGCAGCCGTTACTCTTGTGGGGGTTATATGGTCTATCTTGTCTAAGAAAAAGTGACTCATTTTTTCCGCATAATAGTATTAGCGTTAGAAGCTTACGTAAACTATACTAAAGGTAAGCAACGCAGATACATTTATGAACTGGAAGATAAAATTGATAAGCTTGCTGCTGATGGCAGTCCTGCTGCCAAGCTGCAAATTGAGAGACTTAGTGGGCGACTCAAGCTTGAACGAAACCGCAATATATGACCCACCTACAGTTACCCTTATAAAAGGGTACGATTACCCCTTTAAAGAGGGCAACCTCATGGGCCGTGGACAGAAGTTCCATAGTGATTTTTCGTACAGACGTGCTATAATTATTGGTAACAATAATAAATAGTGGCACGAGAAAAAATAAAAAAAACCCTAAGCAGAGATGTGGATAATGAATACCCATTTCTACCTGAAGAGCTTCAACCCTATGATCTACCTCGTAAGGCTATTATTGACGCAAAGAATCCAACAGAAATTCTTAGTGAAAATCGTGAAAACTTTGGTGTCTACGATCCAAGAGATTTCAAAAAAATGGTAAAGCGGTCAGGGTTTACTAAAAAAGAGCTTTTAAAAAGATTCAGAAAACCTAGTAGGCTAGCCTTAGATAAAGAATTTCGTCGTAAAGAAAGTATTCAAAAAATGTTAAACGAGTCTAATAGATCTCCATCTATAGACCTTATGAAAGCTTATAGCGAGGAACAGTTAAGGGGTCATGATGATAAACTTATGCACAGACATGGTCAAAAGTTTGAAAGAGGGTTTTTAGAGATTCCCAAAGGAGCACTTAGTACTGATGAGTTTATAAAGAGGATGAGAGAGGATCGCCCTTCAATGTTCATGAGGCCATCCCCGTCGATGAAGGTTTTAAAGCCTGTAGAAGCTCCTTTAAGGAAAAAGCTGCTTAAAGAATACTTAGAGAAGAAAAAATCTAAAGGCGTTTAAAAAATGATAGCAATCTGCGTAGGACACTCTCGACCAAATGATTCAGGAGCAGCCTCTGTAACTGGAGTCACTGAGTGGGATTACAACTCCCAATTAGCTGATATGATCGGGGAAAATCTAAAGACTCCTCATAAGATTTACTCTACCTACAAGGGAACTAGTTACTGGAGTTCCATGAAATGGCTTGCTAAAACTCTCCGTAATGATGCCGTCGAAGCAGCGGTTGAGCTTCATTTTAATGCCGCTACTCCTTCTGCTACAGGACATGAGTGGTTGTACTGGAAAACTTCTGAAAAGGGTAGACTTTTTGCTCGTGCTTTAAGAGATTCCTTTGAAGATTGTTTTCCTCAGTTACGTAGCAGAGGAATTAAAGATCGTAAAAAGGGAAGCAGAGGAGCTGGTTTTCTTAGGCTAACACACTGCCCAGCCGTTATAGCAGAACCATTTTTTGGCAGTAATAACGAAGATTGGGAACTTGCATTAAAAAGCATGGAAGGAATAGCCACTTCAATAGCAGGAGGGATTGAATTATATAAAGATCTTTCTGAAAGGTGGTAATGTGGGACTTCCTAAATCCATTGCTATTGCAGGACACCGAATAAAGGTAGAAACTGTCCCTTTTGGAGATGATGATCCTCCTTACGGTTTATATTTTCACGACAAAAAAACTATTCAAATCAACGAAAAAATTAAAGGTAAAACTTTATTAGAAACTATAAGGCATGAAATGATGGAAGCTAGCTTACTCATAAGTGGAGTAGGCTGGTTAGAGTCATATGAACAAGAATCCGTTGTTCGGTGTATGGAAGAAATATTTTTTCCTGCATGGGAAACGTTTTTAAAAACATATAAAACATGAAAAATTTTGTTGAAGAAGATTCAGAAACAAAAGGAAGACTTTTAAGGTACAGAATAAAAGGAGTTGATATTGAATTAGCTCAAGATAGGTGTGATGAAATGGGTATTCTTCCTAATTCTTTTACTCGTGGAGTAGGAAGAATGGTTGGGTTCTTAGGAGAAATAGCAGTTAATAAATTTATACCAAAATCTAAATACGTAGGACATAAAGTATTTAAATACGATTTAGTAAAAGGCAAAAATAAAATAGAAGTAAAAAGTAAAAGTTGTGCTAGTTCTCCTAAAGAACATTATGTAGCGTCTGTTAACGCCCCCAAGAAATTTGACCCCGCAAACGACACATATTTTTTTACTAGAGTGTCAAAAGATTTAAGATTTGTTTGGATAGTAGGGTGGATATCTAAAGATTCTTTTCTTAAAAAAGCTTCTTTTAAAAAGAAAAACGAAACTGATGAAGAGGGTTTTGTATATAGGGCATCAGGATACCACATAAAAATAAAAGATTTAAAGTTGCCTGAAACGTTTATTCGTAAGGACTAGTATCCTCATCGGGAGTATTAATATATAAAGGTACTCCCTCTCCTGCTACTCCTGCAACGTTAAACCAAAAGTACTCATCTGCGTCCTTTAGTGTCATCTCTTGAGCTAATACATCAATACATTTGTCTATGGAATAAACAGCTCTAGGAGGTTCATTTTCAAGTTCTAGCCCAATAAAAGCTTCATCTAAACCATCAGCTAGAATTACAGAAGAATTTGGAGAGTGTAATTCTATAAAAGACTCTATTTGTTTTCTATCCATTTTAAAACGGGTCTACTCCTGTACTGTCTCCCAAGTCATACTTTTCGTCAAGGTCTATAACCCAGTACTTACCTCCTCCTTGCCCCATAGATCTTATAGGCCTTACAGTGTCATTTTTCTTGCTTACTTCTTCAAGACTATTCATACCTTTTCTAAGAACTTCAAATTGAGAAGATATTCCTAAATGTTTCCCGTCGTTTAATAGGAGCATTCGGGATTGCAACTCTATCAAAGTTCCAGTCCAGTAAGGTTCAACAACATCCATTTGTTCTCTACTGCGTTTACAAAACCAATCAAGCAACTCCGCTATACTGCTTCTACTTGAGTTGTCGTAAGAAGCGTCTGCAATAGCAGGATCTATATAACCTTTTACTCCGTATCTCGCATTGCCAAGCAATCTTTTGGGGATTTCCATCTCTATAATTTCTCTTAACAAGTAAGGTAATTCCTCTGCTATCTTAGCCTCCAATTCATGGTTTGGAGGAAACTTACTAGAAGCATTTTTACTTACCGCAACAGCTAGTATTTTATCTGAATTACTAGAATCCATTGCAGGAATGACAGACAAACTATTTGCGTCGTTATTTGTTGTCATAAGTATTCGACCAGTCCAAGGAACAGTAACTGCGTTGCAATACTTAGCATTAACTTCTATTTTTGGATTAGCTATAATCCTTTTATTAATTTCTGTGGCTTTTCTTTGATCCTGTAAAGAGGAAGCACTTACGGTATCATCAACAACCCAAAGAGCTTTAGCCGCTAACTCTTTATTAAAAGTTGTATTACCTGCAATATAATCACTAGCGTCTGCAAAGCCCCCTACTGAAGCTCCTATAATTTTATTAGACAACAAAGTTTTACCTTTGTTAGTCCCTCCTACTATAATAAAACACTGGCCTTGAGCTATAACTCGATATAACACTGATTCATAAAAACGTTTCCACCAAGCAAAGAAATAATCAATCCCTTCATCAAAAAGTTGTTCTATAAAATTCATTAAAAACTTACACTTATTAGGGTCTCTAATTTCTGAAGGTTGGATAGGCATCAGGTTTTGACTATTAAGTATTTTGTTTGAGTTAAACCTGACCACTCGTTCAGTGTGCCATATGCAGGGTGCAACTTCATGGACTCTATTATTTTTAGCTATTGAAAGAAGCCCTGCATCTACCTCACTAATATTTTTATTAGGTTTTATAATTTTAGAAAACCCTCTGCTTTGAAGCTCTAGTGCCAAAAGCCTTTCTGAAATAGTTACAGGATGCCCTTCATCTAATGAATAGTAGCTGTTTCCTGAATACCAAAACTCTTCATCAAGTACGCTATACTTCTCTGCTTCGTATTCTTGGATAAATTTATCTCCTAATAAATCTCTCCAAGACATAAAACTTTTTGGAGCTCTTGTAGAGAAACACACCATACCATCCTCTACAACCATACATCCTTCGCTGTCCTTAAAAGGGTCAACAAAAAACAGGGGGCCTCTAGCCTTTAGAGAAAAGTCTTCCTCCCAATACGAAAAATTTTCGTACTTACTCCTAAGAGCTTCTTCTACTTTATCTAAAGGAATATTAGTGTCTCCAGAGGTAGGAGCTTTTTTCATTAAGCAGTTAAATAAAACAGGTTTATAAACGCTTGGGTCTACAGGTTTCCCAACTTTTTGAACCTCTTCAAATAAATGAAAAACTTGAGCAGCTTCGTAAGAAGCTACATCAAGACCTGCAAAGCATCTTGAAACACCTAAAACTTTTCCAAGCTCCTTAGCAAACAAAGGGTATACCTCATGAGGAATAGCTAAACCTTCCTGTTCTTCAAAAGGGTAAAAGGTTCTTATATAACCAGAAAATGTTTTGTGTATGTATTGAGGCAGCGTGTATTTTTTATCTATAGCTTCTAGTAGCTCAGGCATATACTCCCAATCAGGTGGAGCATCATAGTCAATAGCCAACCCATAAGAAATATTAAGGAGGTTCTTACCTGATATCCTTTCTGAAGGGCAGTCCCCCTCTTGAAGAGTAATAAAATAAGAATCAGTCTTAGGGTCGCTACACCATTTTTTGTACTCAGGCTTAGACTTAAATTTAGGTACTGGGGGTAACTTGAGTTTACTAATGTCTTCAATCTTTTTTGTTTTTTTATCTCTTAGGTTTTTTATATATCTAAACATCTTATTTTTCGTATCTTTCTACAACTTTACCTTCTGCATCCAAAGGAATATCTGGGATCCAAGAAGGAGGGGTTTTCATTATTTTTACTACATCTTTTAAAGCTTCCTCCGCTTCCTCTTCTTCTATTTCTATAACTACCTCATCGTGCACATGGCATATTATATTAAGCCCTGTTTCTGCTATCCTAAGCATACAGTCACAAAACACATCTCTAGCCAAAGCCTGTGAAGCGTTTTCAGCCAATAAACCTCCGTAAAGTTTTACGGCTCTTCGTGAAGAGTTTTTTACAACTGTTGCAAAATACTCTTTCCTTTGTATAGAAACATTCTTTTCAAGATCCTCTACTTCTGTAGTTCTTGAGTTTATTCTTCCGTACTTTAATTCTCTTCCTGAAGGAAGAAGTATATTAAAATCATAAGGTGAACTCGCTACGTCTTTAAGTTCTTTAGTTAAAGATCTCCAGTAAGAAACGACCTTAAACATTTTTTCTCTGTACAAATCAACAGACGCTTTAGCCTCCTCCTCAGTCATCCCAGAAATTGAAGCAAACTTTCTGTAACCTACTCCATACCCACAACCCAAAACCATTGTTTTAACTTTGTGTCTAATGTCAGGTTTAATGTCTTTTAAAGACCCTTTGCTACTTTCCCAAAGACCAAACTCAATAGCAAAAACTTCGTAAATGTCATCAGCTTTTTTTATGTCTTCCAGTATGCTTTTAGATTTAGCTAACCAACACAAAGTTCTTACTTCAATTTGCGATAGGTCTACAACTACTAATTTTTTACCTTGAGGTGCTTTAATTAAATTTCTTAAATTGCACCCAAACAAATCTCCTCTTGGTAGGTTTTGTAAATTTAAGTTACCACCAGAACCACTAAACCTCCCTGTTACAGAAGCTCCGAAATACATTATGTTTCCATAAAACCGCAAGTCAGGCATTGTCGCATACTCAAAACTTTCTAGCTTTCTTTTTACCGAATTGACTCTCCTGAAATTTCTAACAGATTCAATCCAGACATGCTTTTTACCGTGTTTCTTTATCCATTCGTTTGCTTCTTGATTAGTCATAGCCATACTGTCGGGAGGCTCGACACCTGCTTTCCTGCATTCAGCATTAAAAGCTTTTCTAGATAATATTGGAGCGTTATCTATCCAAGGTATTGTGTTTTCAACTTCAAATAAAAGCTTATTAATGTGGTCTTTTGATTCTTTAAGTAATTCTAAATCGATTGGGAGTCCTCTTTGAGAACACCTTCTGTTGAGCAAACTAATAGCTCTTTCAAAATCAGACCATTTAGGAGACAACTTATCCCACAACTGCAAACAATATTCACTGTCTAGTGTTGCATACTCAAGTACATCTTTTTTAAATTCTTCACTCATAGATGACCAAGTTTTTCCTTTCATGGCATCTCTTGTTTCTTTACTCAGGTCTATCTTTAAAACTTCTTCTGAGGCTTTTTTTAATGATCTTGGGTACCCACAACAAACAGCCATATCCGCAGTGCAGTGCCACTCTTTAAAATCCACTGAATCCCACCACTTTTCCTTCACCCCATAAAAATATAATGTCTCGTCAAAAGATGCGTTGTGTGAAAGGACTCGCTGTCCCTCAAGCATAGACCAATCAAATTCTCTAGGATTACCTACAAAAACAAAACCGTCGTCTCCTACTACGCTTATAAGATACGCATCAAAATCAGGATGAGAGAAATAACCTAAAGGCCCTAAAATCCTAATAGAGCAGCTTTTGTCATAATATGACTCAAAATCTAGGGCATACGTATTCATAATTTTCTTAGGGTTAAAGTAGCCCTGATGACACCCCCACGACATCATCAGGGCTTTTGCTGAGGGAGGTACTCCTACAAACCCCCCTCACTTGCTGAGTAGCAAATTACTCTTTACTTGGAATACCCGATGATATTTCGGTAACGGTGTTCTTAGATGGTGGAACAACTTTTTTATCCATAGACTTATTAAAAAACTGCAAAAGAGTTGTTATCTTATCTTTTTCGTCTCTTAAAATATTAGCCTTATTTTCCAAGTCTTTTTCGATATCAAGTAAGCTTTGGTAATGCTGTTCTATCACCTCATGTACCACTTCTTTCTTCTTAACTTCCATAGCTTTTTCAGCTACCTCTTTTATGTGAGCTTCCATATCTTCAGTTATTTGAACTGAGTTCACTTCATCATCGACTACAAATGGTGGTGCTTTTTCGTCCATATTATTAGCTTCCTAAAAGTTGACTGAAGGTTATTGCTTCCTCAGGAGCATTCTCGCTCGTTGGTTTTAAGGTTGGTATAAACCAACTGTGCTGTCCCTTCGTAATTAGTTCTGTGCCAAAAGACCAAACTTTAGCAGCAATAGGCAACGCACTATTAAATAGCTGAAAAGTGTTTAGTTTTTTGTACGTAAACTTATATCCATCTTTACTAACGTTAATGACACCAAGAGCATAATTAGTGTCTCCAATAGGATATTGGTAGATATCATCTTCAGAACCTTCTGGTTGAGGAATCAAAAGAGTAATATCTGCAAAGACAACCATCTTACCGTATTCAGAATCATTTTCTACTTCTGACCTTTCAGCTTCACTCCACGCCATTCTAGGCATTTCATCACTGCCAAAAGGAACGTTTTCACGCCATCCTTTTTTAGTGTGTCCTATGATAACATCTACTCGGTCATCTTTTTCTAAAAGAACATCTGTTTTATCTATTACAATGCCTCCGATAGGCCCATCTATTTGACTCATTTTTTGAATCACGTTTAAACGTGGAACATCCACATCCTCTAAAGAAACAACAAAACCTCCATCGCCTGAAGCACACAACGCTGTGTCCTTACTAGCAACTATTTCTGCACTTTCTTCTTTTTTACTTTTTTGCTTAACTGCACTCATGTTTTATATTTTATATTTTATATTTTATATTTAGTTTCTAAGAACCTCTGTTCTTAAAATTATTTTTCAGATAGTGTATACCTTTTTTCAGAAAAACTAATCACATCTTCTGACTCTAACTCATCAAGAAAGTCATGTGCTGCTTGCCCTTTCTCTCCGTCAGGAGCTTTTTTACTTACTTCTTTTGCTAGGGCACCTAATGGCATTCGCACAGTATCCATTATTTCTTCAGGAGATAAACTATATTTTTCTGCAATCTCCATTAATTTTTTGTTATCTTTGCAAGATCTAGTAGAGCCCATTGATTTAAGCCTAAGAGTAGGGAACTCTTTTCCTGATTTAGCAACATCAACCGCTTTGGCTTTTATTCGTGTAGCCCAGTTACTTACAATCTTTGCCACAACCCATAACTGTTCTAGAACTTCAGGATCATCAGGATCTGATATGTCCACATCTTTATCAGGCAGCATAGAAAGCCGTTGAGCAACTTCTACAGCAATAGCCCCACAAGCAGGGCACCTATCTTCAAACATGCAAAACCTACAATTTACAGAGGGAGATAACTCATCTAGTTCGGGGGCTCCTGTATCCCACTTAGGGCGTACTTCTTGTCCTTTTAAAATAACATCATTAAGTTGTTTTGTTAGCCCTGCAATGTCATCTCTAGTAAAAGTTTCGTGAAGAACTTCATTTCGTACAGGTATATAAAAAACAAATATAATTTCTTCTACCTCAGGAAAAGCTTGAAACGCACCTAAGGTATAGGCTTTCGCTTGCCAATTACTTCGTGGGGAGTCTATAACAGATATGCCTGTTTTGTAATCGGCCATTATGGCTTTATCACCCCTAACTAAAAACCTATCACAAGTTCCCCATGTAGATGTTTGACCCAAATCAACGGTTACTTGAATCTCGTTCATTTCTTCAAACTCAGATTCTCCAAAAATACTTTTATTAAAATCGTCTTCGTCTTTTACTATCTGCTCATAAATTTCTAACTCTTCTTCATCGTGAAGAGCAGAGGGGTCTCTTACCTCTAGAGCTTCATGAATACGGGTGCCTTTTTCAGCAGCAGCGTTTGTGCCTGAAGTGCTTTTATATCCTGCACACCCTGCTACGTACTTTAAACTTGATGGACTAAACTCTGCGTGTCCTCTGCTTCCGTGGTCTGGTGTTTCAGTCATTTGATCCTGTATGTAATGTGTTTAAATTAGCTAGTTTAGCTTGAATAGATTTAACCACGGTTTCCTCAACACTCCCCGCAGCAACCAATATCTTTTGTAAAGCATGGCTCTTGGCTCCGTTCCTATGTATTCTTCCTAACGCTTGCATATAATCTTTAGCTGAAAAGGTTGGACTAATTAAAGCAACTCTTGGGTAATCCCCCATAACGTCGTGCAAACTTAAGCCTGTCCCACCAGCGGCTATATTAACCACCAATACTCTTTCTTCGTCTAGAGAAAAATCATCTATTATTGCCTGTCTCCTATAAGGGTTCTGACCTCCTATGATGCTAGGGCACCCCAATTTATCTGTAAGGGCATCAGCGGTGTCCCTAAAATTTACAAAAATAACTACAGACTTGTCTTGGTCTTTTAAGTCTTCCGTCATTTCAACTATATCATGAACTTTTAAAGACTCAGCTAATTGTCTAGCTCTTAGTATATTTACAATATCAAACTCATTGTCAGTAACTGAACCATTTTCCAAGTACTCTGAAACTATAGAAGGAGTTACTCCATAATTTTCGTAAGCTTCTAATATTTTTTTGGAGTCTTTAAATTCTAAGTGTTCTACAAACACTCTATTCTCTTTAAACGAATCAGGGAAGTCTTCGATGGTTAACCTATAAGCAGCTCCTTGTTCACCGTACATTGTGCAGTGTACATCTTTCAATCGTTTCCTACTTAAAAGTTTCCATTTACCCCAATTGTCAACAGCGCATCCGTTGTCTTCCATCCATCCTTGCCAACTATTAGGTTTTTTATTTAAGTCATGCAACCGCAACATATACCCTAAAGCTCTCATTTCAGTAGGATCTTCTGCTGCGGTCGCAGACATAGCGTGAATTAAATGTCCGTGTTCTTCCGCTTGTTTCACAAGGCTTATTAGTAACTGAGCGTTCTGAGTCCATGCTCCTTTGCATTTATGAACCTCATCAAATATAACAAACGTAGGCTCTTCAAAAAGCCACTTCATTATTTTTTTCCCTTTCTTAGAAAGAAACGCAGTTTTACCTGTGCGTATTCTTTCGTAGTTCATAACGCAATCAGGCTCTACCCCCATATCTATCATTTCCCTATCCCACATAGGGATAACAGCTTTAGGGCAAATAACGGCTACACGCATACCCAACTGTTTAGCTAAATATGCGGCAACCACTGTTTTGCCCGTTCCTACTTCGCTTGTATCAAGAGTGTGTTTCCCTTGTTTTAAGCTAGCTAGAAAATGATCTGCTGCTTTTTGTTGAGGAGTATATAAAGTTTTCATTAACTTCCTAATACTACAGGAAGATAAACATGTCCAAACTTTTTTTAAGAAAAGTTAAATTCGTGTTTTTTTATATAATGAGCAATTAAAAAAGCGTCAACCATCCCATCGTGGGGGGTCTTGGCTCGTGGGCTTTTCAGCCATTTTTCTAAAGGCTCTATGGTAGAAGCTATCTTAAGAGCTTTTTGTTTAGATTGGCCTTTATTAAATGTTCCTAACATAGATCGTTGCCAGTCTCTAACCACTACGCACCGATGCCTCCACCCTTGAATTTCACACAAACCTAAAAGTTTACCAAAAGATAAAGCCATAGACCTTACCGCTTGAGAAGACCTTGCGTGTCGTAAAGGTTCTTCTATAGCTATGAATAAATCTTTTGGCGATTCATCTAAACCTAATATCCATTGATATGTTTTATAAGTATCCACTTCTCTTTTTCCACACCTTTCCAATGTTTTCATTGGAGTTTTAGCTATGATATCTCCCGTGCGAGAAGAAAGTCCTACAAGGCCCCCATCTAAACCATTATCTATTCCGACAATTGTCATTAACTTAAAATCTCAGAAGAAACAATTAACCCTCCATACTCATCGGCTGGGAGATATACATCAATGTTTTTTCTTAAACTTTGTAATAAAAAAATTTCATGAGCTGAAGTAGGAAAAACTCTATAATACTTTCCAACTAAACAATCCTGTCTGAAATAAAAATCATTTCCTTTATTTTCTCTAACAAGAACTTTAGGGTTTTCTACCTTTTCTTTTTCTGGGAAAAATAATTTTTGTCCTTTCATTAATCTTCAGGATCAACATCTATAACTTTTTTAGGGTTTACTTTAACGGCTCCGTTTCCTAAATCAGCTTTAGTGTTATTTAAAATATTTATATCAATTTGTAATCCTTGGCCCGACCCTCCTTTGTTATCTATATTTAGATTACGCCTAATCAATTGATCTAGTTCACTTAACTCTCTAATAGTTCTTGGCCCTCTTAAGTTTTTTAAATTATCTCTAAGAAGTTTAATAGCAGAAGCAGCTACATAGCTTTGGTATTTTTCAGCAGGGCTATTCTTAGCTTCTGATATTTCTAGTATTGCTTTTTCTTCTTCTGCTCTAGCTTCTAGTTTTGCTAACTTGATTGCTTCGTGAGTCTTTTTATCTAAGTTTTCGTCTAGAGCAGTTTGCAAAGGATCAATATCATCAGGTTTTGGGTTTGCGCTATGTGAGTTTGTTTTGGGTTCTACGCCCTCTGCTCTTAACCACCTTCGTAAGGTAGATGTATTTATATCTAACTCTTTAGCAATATTTACCAACGTATAATCTTCGTTATACAATTCGATTGCTTTCTTTAGCAGTTTTGACTTTTTAGATCTCTTAGACAATACCCTTTATATATACTAGAATTATATGTAAATATCAACTTACTATGGCTAGTATTAACAAATTTGAACCTTACCTTGATTCTAAAACTCAAAAAATTTGCGTAGGGGGTTTATACATTCCACCAACAAATACACTTACTGCTTTATTATATGGTTTTGGTAAGCATAAAAATTTAAATGCTAAAGAGTATTATTTTTGGAGAGTCTGTGATGAGCTTTGGAACAACGATGAACTTCCTGAAAAACTTATGGTTAGGCATCCGTGGGCTACCTCTATGATTAAAGCAGCTCTTGGGAATAAATACTTAGCAGTGGGAGGTGCCGCTTCTTCTGGTAAATCACACACAATGGCTGCTTATGCTATTGTCTGTTGGTTAGCTGCGCCAAGGGATACACTGGTTCTTTTAACATCAACCACGTTACGGGAAGCACGAAAAAGGATATGGGGTTCAGTGATCACATTACTAAACGTTATAAATGGTGCACCGTTCAGGATACGGGATTCAATAGGAAACGTAGCTTATATAAACGAAAAAGGAACCCTTATAGAAAAAGCAGGTCTTAGTTTAATAGCTTGCGAAAAAAGCAAAGAAAAGACAGCAGTTGGTAAATTTATAGGTATTAAACAAAAAAACGTGCTGGTGGTAGCTGACGAGCTTAGTGAACTTAGTGAAAGTATTTTACAAGCGGGCCTTACAAACCTATCTAAAAACCCAAGTTTTAAGCTTATTGGTATGAGTAACCCTGCTTCAAGGTACGATGCTTTTGGAGTTTGGGCACAGCCTGAAGACGGGTGGGACTCTGTTTCTATTGATGCAGACGAATGGAAAACAAAATACGGAGGGAGGTACTTGAGATTAGATGGAGAAAGATCCCCCAACATTATAGCAGGAAAAACAATATATCCTTGGTTGCCTACAGAAGAAAAACTACAAGAAGACAGGGACTTACTAGGCCCTGATTCTAGAGGCTATAAACGAATGGTATCTGCTATTTTCTTTGAAAATGACGAAGAAGAAACAATATACTCTGAATCAGGTATAAGTCGTTCAGGTTCAATGAACACCGTACAGTGGAAAGGGAACCCTATACCGTGTGCAGGTCTTGACCCTGCTTTTAGTAATGGAGGAGATAGGTGTATTCTTTATACAGGGTTAGTTGGGTATGATTTAAGTGGTCAGTATGTGTGTGAACTAAAAGATTCTATCCCCCTTTTGGACGATGCCACCAACACAGCGGTGCCTCGTTCATACCAGATCGTGAAGATGTTACGGACGGAACTGGAGAAAAGGAAGATTGATCCTGCAAATCTGGCGGTGGACTCGACGGGTGCTGGGAATCCTTTTTGCGACATAATCGAAGCAGAAGGTCTTTTAAATATTTTAAGGGTATCATTCGGAGGTAAACCTTCTGAGAAAAGAGTGTCTGTCAATTCTAAATTAATTGGTACAGAGCTATATTCAAACAGGTGTAGTGAGTTGTGGTTTGCTGGTAAGGAGTTAATGAGGACAAAACAATTGTTTGGTATATCTAATGAACTGGCAAGTGAAATGACAGGCAGAAGGTTTGAAATGTACAAGTCAGGGTCTTTAAAAATGAAGATAGAATCAAAGCCTGAGTTTAAATCTCGCTTAGGAAAATCGCCAGACGTAGCGGATGCTGCTTTCCTTTGCATCGATGTTGCTCGCCAGAGATTAGGATTGGTTGCAGCCGAACCTCCTAATGCTCAAGGAGTAGCGCAATCAGGGTCTCAAAAAACTATTAAGAATCTTACGGGTATGTTACGTGCTCAGGTTCTTGCAGATTAAACTAGAGGGGGGAGGGGTATAAAGTTTATATTACACTGCTCACATTTTCTACTGTAATACAAAGTACACACAGTGGAAAGTGTGAGAGGATCTAAAGAGAGTTTATATATAGGGGGTACCTCTAAATGAACTTTTGACTTTATTTACTATGAATTTAAATTATTAAGGTATTTTAAATTTTACTAATATTTTTATAACATGGCTATATTTGACTTTCTTCGTCGCAGGAAAAAACTAAAAGAGGATCAAAAGCTTTCTCCTACTAAATACTTACAAGGCATGAAAGATAGCCCCATTGGGATGGGACAGCCTGAAGTTATAGGTAAAGGTTCTGATCCAGATATTGCCCCTTTAAGTGCTCCTCGTACAAGACTTGACTCTATTAAACCCTTAAATATCCAAAAGCCTAAACAAGATGAAAGGGAATTTGATGTGGAACCTTATGGATTCCTTTGGAACAAAGACAAGGTTAAGCGAGATGTAAGAGCTGAAAAACCAAATGTAGATATTTTTAGGGATAGAATGATGTCTAGAAGGAATAAGAGGAAAAAAGATGCTCAAGCACGGTACGAAGAACAAACAGCAGCTAGAAGTAAAAGAGCGGGAGCTAGAAAAGAAAGAACTCCTGAACAAAGGCAAAAAGAATATGATGAAGCGTTTAGTAGGCCCTTAGGAGAAAACACAATAATGGGAATAGCTTCTGCAAATATAGCGGGAAGGCAGCAAGCTATGATAGACAGGGCCGCTAAGAGACGAGAAGAAAAAAGAAAAAAAGAAGCAGCTAAAAATAATAATAATAAATAATATGGGCCTCCAAGATTTAATTTCTACCCCGTTCGGTCAATCTATGTCTTCTAGACGTAGAACCGTTTCTCCACGTTCTGCACGTTTTAGGAGTGCCGCAAGAAGAATAGGAGAGTTTACTCCAGAAGGCAGAAGGTTAAAGCTCCAAGGGGAGCTTATGAGAATGGATGAGCCTAACGTAGCTACTCCAGAATCTAACTCTTTGATGCAGCAAGGAGAACAACTTAAAGCTGCCTATGCTAGCGGAGCTTTTGAAGGAGCAAAAGATTTAGCTCCTTTGAAAAGACAATGGTTTTCTGACGTTAATGCTGCAAACTTATCTGCCCAAGATAAAGAGGGTATAAGGCGTATGTTTGTTGAGGATTTTGATAAAGCAGGAACTGCTGCTGACGCAGAACAAAAAAGAGTTTTAGATTTAAAGAATCAAGAGTTAGCCATAAAATCTACAGAGCAAAACTTACAAACTGGAAAGCAGCTCGGAGACCTTAGGGAAGTTGGTCTTAATAAAGCTCGAAGGGATTTTAAACAAGAAACAGAAGCTTTAGATCAAAGAGATGAAGTTCAAGATGCACTACAAAAATTTAATAGAGCAATGCAAAAAATTGATGCAGATTTTGCTGCGGGCACTTTGGACGTGGGTCGACGAGAACGAGAAAGAAAGAAAGAAATAGCTGACCTTTCTATTATAGGGTCTAAGTATCGTTTGGATAACAATCAAGTAGGCGCAGTTAATGCTGCTTTGCAGGGAGCAGGAAGCGAACTTAGGTACGAAAGATTAAGATCAGATAAGAAAGAAGATCGTGAGTTTTCTAGAGAGGTTTCTACACAAAACTTTATTAATAGTACGGCTGCATCTATAGGGTATGTACCTGACTTTGCTAAATCTCAACAAGCTCAGTTGAATGACGCACTAAATGCGGTTAAAACGTTTAGGGAAGGACAAGCATCTTTAGCTTCCAACGTTAAAATTACAGAAAGCATAAGTTCAGCAGTGACTGAATTGAAATCATCTATTCCTTTAGAATCAGACGATGTCCCTGATGAAAAAACCGCAGCTCAAGTAAAGCTTACAAGTTTATTATCTGGATTAGAAACGTACAGTAGTGTACTTCCTCCTTCTGCTAAATCTGAAATAGATAAAGAAGTCACAACGTTAAAGACTAAAATAAATAATAAAGGATGGGTTAAAGTAGACCCTTCTACAAAAACAGAAGTCGTTGTTAAAGAACAATATTTATTGTTAGCTAATGACATACGAGCTACTGCGGATAAACTTATATTTTTAAATGCAACTTCTGGTGTAAAAGAAAAAGGTCAGACAACCCCTGTTAATACAAGCGACTTAAATAATTTACAAGGAACGACTCCAAAAAAGAAAGCTCCAACTCCAGCTCCCAAATAAAAACCAATGGCTGAAAAAAACAATTTTTCTGACTTTCTCCCTTCTTCAAATAAAGATACTACAGGTAAGTCTTTACAGTGGGGGCCTAAACAAAAACTAAATACGTGGCAAGGAGGGTCTTATGATCAATATCTAGACTACGTTTTTGATTACACGGTAGATGCAATAGGCTCAGGGGACTTCGATCAAAATAGATTTGATGGAATAATGAGTGCTTCTTATGAAAAAGCTAAATCAATAGACCCAGAGAAGGCACAAAATTTCAACGATTATAAAAGTTCACTATTTTCTGATGATGTTCCTTTTGAAAAAGAAGCTGCTTTATATGAAAAGTTAAACACTTTTAATCCTAATATCCATGACCAAGATAAAGTAAATTTTTTTAAAGCACACCATGTTGATCTTTATGGTGAAGATAAAGAAAACCAAACTCCTTTTTCTAAAAGAAAACCTGTAGGAGAAAATTTATCGCAAGAAGAACAAGTATACGCTGCGACTCGTGATCATTTTGATTCTTTAAAAAGAGAAGTCACGGGTGAGTTTTCTGAAAATAGGTTGCCTTTTTCTTCTTACTATGATGAGGAAGGTAAAAGACAAGTTAGCGTTGCATCTACACAATTTCTTACAAGTAAATTTCCAAACTTTAAAAATGCTTTCAATAAAGCTTTAGATAGTGGAGCTATTTCAAAAGGAGATTTATTACGCATAGCCCCGCAGTTGCAGTTTTACGGTGATTTCAAAAAGACAGTAGATGAAATACAAAGAACTAATAAAAACGTAACAGCGGTACAAGATAAATTAGTAGAGCTGAGAACTGCGGCTAATAATATTAAAGAACAAGAGGGCTTTGATAGGGTAGGGCCTGACGATCTTTATGATTTTAGAGCGAGATTCAAAGGAGACTCGGAGCGCAGAAAGGTTATGAGTGAACTAGCCCAACAAAATGTTGAGGCTAGTAAAGCGTTATCTGCGATAGAAATTTTAGTTCGTTTAAACGATTTAGAGTTAAAAGAAAAAGCTGCTGTAGATGCAGTTACAGCTACAGATTATTTTGTTCCTGTTAAAGGTTTGTTTTCTGATGCTTTCAAAGCAAGTTTTAAACGCTCTGTAGGAGATAGGTTTGATACGGCTATTAATTATATTGGCTTGGGTAGTGGGCGAGAAAATATTTTTAGAAATAGGATGCCTTTAGATCCTCTAACTATCAATGCCGATAGATTAATTAGTAGGCTAAACCAAGAAGAGCGTGAGTTTTTAACAAACCCCAAAAAAATAGCGGATTCTTTAAGAGCCGCTGTACCTTCATTAAAGGATTCTTCTGATGAGGAGATACTAGATAGTATGTTTCATGTAGTGGGTTCTGCGTTAAACAACTCAGGAGCTTTAAATTATTTTAAAGATGACAAACAAAGATATTTAAATATTAGGAAGTTCGCTGACTTTGGTATATCTGCCCACCCTCAGTTAATGCTAAACAGAAATGTGTTTGAAAAAGCTGTAGCCCAACACCCTGAGTTAGATGAGCAGGAAAAAAAGTTCTTAAAAGAATCAAGAAAAGATTATTTAAATAATACTTATAATAATTCTGTTAGGTTAATTACAGAAGCAGGTAGGGGAGGTAGGCAAATATATAAAAGTTGGACGAAGTATCTTGAAGAAAACTTAAAAAGCTCAACAGATAAAAAGAAGTATGAAATACTCGACGACTTTTTAGCTGATGAAGATAACTATAGTGAGCTTGCTGCTTACGGGGAAGCCTCAATAAAAGGCACTGTAGATGGAGGGCTCTCCGTAGTTTTTGGATTAGGGGCTCTTTTGGGCAGCGAAGGAGCTTATTACAATTATGAAAAAGCAAGACAACGGGTTAATAAAAGAAAAGAGCTAGCAGCTTTGTTTGGGGAAGATGGCAAAATTCTAGAAGCATTTAACATACTTCCTGAAGTGGGTGTTGATATTGCACTGACTGGAGGAATTTCAGCGGTGATTAAAAAAGGAACCACAAAACTTTTAACGAAGCAACTTGCTTCAAAGGGGTACAAGATATCTTCAAACGCTGCTACGAGCAGAGCCTTAAGAGATGCTTTTTTAACTACAGATTCTAAACTTTTAAAAGATAAAGCCGCTCGTCTTATCCTTGATAAAGATGGGTTAGTTCCGTTAAAGGGATCGTCTACTAACGTTATAACAAAACTTGTTGATGATTTAACTGCAATATCAGGAGGTAAAACAAACAAGCTTACAGATTTAGGAAGAGTTGCTTTTAGTGTAGGAGCACCCGCAGGAGTTAGATCAGCAAGCATGTCTTATTACACTTACATGGATGCAATGCCTGACTCCATGACGTATGAGGAAAAGAGAGAAGCCGCTTTAGGGGGTGCTCTCTTTAGAGGTTTAATTACTGCTGGAATCACTATTGGCTTTTCTGTAGCAGGTAAAGGAAGTGTTGAATCCTTTGGTGCTAAAAGAATGAGAACCATTCACGATATTAAGGGGATTAGACACGCAAGAGCTAGTTATAAAGAGCTTATCAAAATGTCTTCTGCTACAGATAAAGCAGGAAATTCTTTATTAAATAGAATAGTAGCAGAGGTTGCGGCTAAAACAGGAAGAGAAGGTTTAAGCAAGTCTATTGCTCACGGACTTACTGGATTAGTCACAAAAAAAATACCATCAGCTTTTAGAAAGTACGTGCTTCCTGAGAGTATAGAGGAGGGACTAGACGAGTTTTTAGGGAGCTTTGTTGATCAGAAAGTTTTAAATGAAAACATTTCTTTCGGAGACAGGATGGCTAATACAATACACGCTTCCGTCTTAGGAGGGTTTATGGGAGGAGGCATACCTGCAATAGCTACTTTAGCAGCCAAAGTTAAAAGTAAATTAAAGCTAGGCCCTGATGAGTCAGCAATAACAGAAGCAGTATATAGAGAAGCTGTTGATGAGGTTATAGCTGAAGCCGCAGAGATTAATGAAAAAGCAGCAGCACTGCGGGAGAATGGGGCTCCCCTGACAGCTGAAGTTTTAGAACAAAACAGGAGGCAGCTTCTTTCTGGTTTTGTTAAAGACCCTGTAGCACCAGCAGGTTCTTTTAATATGACTACTACTGCCAATACTGTTATTGATGCAGATAGAGATCCTGAAGAAGTAGTAACGGTTTTAGCAGAAGACATTACAGGGATGTCTGAGATAGAAACAAAAGAAGGATCTAACTTATATCAAGTAGAGTATGTGCCTAAAGATGGTTCTGGAGAAGTTCGTGTAGCTTATACTAAAGATGCTAGCGTAGCTAGAGTTAGTGTTAGGAAGAAAAAAGTAAATGATAGGCAGGAGTCTTCTCTTGTAGAAATAGTAGACTATCCTTTGATTCCAAATGTAACAGATCAAGCGGATCAATTAGCCAAGCAAGAAGGAATCCAATTAGCAGTAGATACTTTTGTAGATCAAAATAGGGTAAGCCTAAAAAATAATGACATAACAGTAGTTACTGATCCGTCAGAGGATACACTGATACAATTAGGTTTAGATATAGATCCTGAATCTGAAAAATACCAGAGCATAACGGGCAATGAATATTTCGTTGATATTACCAATGAAGGAAAAGTTGTTTTGGTTTTAAACACAAACAACATAGCGGAAACATCTTCCTCTATTCCTAAAGCAAGAAGGTCTAAGTTTGTTAAAAGTTCTTTTGTCGAATCAATGGCTGCTGCTTTTGAATTAGTATCTAGCAGAAATAAATTTTTACTTTTAGATCAAGAATCTACAGGGACTCTCAGCCTTAAAGATTTCATAACCAGAGAAAGAACAGCAATCTATGAAGAGATGAGCCCTTACGAAAAAGACAGGGCTGCTTCTTTTGTTTTAGGGGAAGATCTTGTTGAGGGGTTAGAAAGTAAAGTAACAGATAAAGAAATTCTAGTTGCTGCCCACATTAATTCACTGGTTCAATTTGAATTATTGGGAGGTACTAAAGAAGTAGAAAAATCTGCATGGGGAGGTAAAGCACGAGGAGGAGCATTATCAAATTCAGTAAAAGAAAAACTCTTAGATATATTAGATTATTTAAGAGCTGCTGTTAAAACTGCACAAGATACTTTTAGACCAGTTATTAGAGAGTACATCAACAACATATCCGATAAGTTAACTTCAGAGTTTTTTACTGAATTAGAAAAGATTACTCCTGAAGAGTTTAGTAAAATAATTGAAAACAACGAAGGCGTAGAGGGAGCTCAAGGGGAGCAAGGAGTAGAAGGTGTTGAAGGAGTAGAGTCTTTAGAAGACATACCAGTTGCCTCTCAAACATCTATACCTCAAGTAATAAACGTTTCTTCTGCACCTTCTCTAGATATCCCAATCGTAAAAAGTTTAGACTTTAACGTACCCCAACCTGAAAAGGCTGGCGTAGTTCACGGTCTTAACCAAGACACAGGGGATACTGTCGTCATCGAAGGACTGAGCATAGACGAAGCTCAGACATATGTAGAAGGAGTATCTATAGTTAATAGCAATAACCCTGATTTAATAGAACCTACAAAAGTAAATAACTTATTACTTGAGGAAGGGTCAGATTATAATTCTGATGCCAATACTAAAGTAGCTTTAGTTTCTTCAACTAATTCTGTAGCTGTAGATTTAAGTGATGTAAGAACCGATGACGATTTGTCTCCTTTAAGAGAAGCTATACTTCAAAACCCTTTATTTTCAAGGATGATACTAGAGGGAGAATTTGATGGGAACAACGTAGCTTTTGTTATTAAGATAAGACAAGGCCAACCCCCTGTTTTATTGGCAGTTCCAAAGTCTGTTGATTTTAGCAGAAACTTAACAGAAGAAGATATAGTAGCTCTTAAAGAAGCTGATCCTGTAGGAGTCAGAATAGGAAGACTGTCTGATCCTGTTAAAGAAAAAATAGCTTCACACATAGAACAATTAGCGGATAAAGGTTTAGGTATTCGTCTTTTGGATGGGCTGCCTGTATCAAACGTTAACCCCGAAGTCCAAGACCAAACAGATTTAGATGTTCAGTTATCTTCTATATCTTCTCCAGAAGAAGTTGTTGAGCCTACAAAAGAAGGCGTAGCCGACATAGATCCTGATGAAGCTGAAGAGGCTCCCGACATAAAAGATAAAGCTATCAAAAAACAATCTCGTTTAGCAGATAAAATCTTACGCTCTGTAAAGAGGAGATTATTAAGAGAAGGAACTCAAGCTTACGAAAGTAATGGAGAGCCTTATGTCGCTTGGTACGACTCTGCTAGAAAAGCTATAGGTATTAATTCTGAAATGGTGAAAGATTTGCTAGCGCAGAACAAACCAGCTGCTGGTAAAGCTATAATAAATCTAGCTATTGATGAAGAATTAATTCATCAAATATCTTGGGAAACTTTAACATACAAAGAAAGACAGAACGCCATAGAAGAACTTGTCAACGCTGACAAGTTAGGAGCTAACGCTCTTATCAGAATGGCTAAAGAATACAATGAGCCTATAAAAGGGTACCCCGTTGAAAAAGTAATAACGTATTTACGTATGGGTCAGCCTGAGTATTTAGACTTACCCGAAGGTGTAGAAATAAATAATAAGAACAGAGCTATTAAAGAAAGCTTAGAAGAATATTTATTTGAAGAGCTTGTAAGAAAACATGTTTCTTTGGTTAGTAGACGAGGCTCTACAGAAACTGATTTTGATTGGCTGAGGATTAAAAAAAACCAAGGAATACTATCTTTGTATAAAAAATACATAGAGAACTTTTTGATGGGTAGGATTAGATCTAAAAACCAGCTCAACAAAGATTCTAAGATGGGGCCTTATTTTGAAATAGCTGTTAACAAAATAGCTAGTGAGTTTAAAGCAGCTAGACAAGGATTCCGTAGGAAACCTGACCCTACACAATTAGATGATTTAGATATAGACTTAGGAGTCTATGGAAAACAAAACACTTTAATAGGTAATGAGATAAACACAGTCGCTCCAGAAGAAGAAGAGCGAGAGGAGTGGATGTCAGAAATAGACCCTGAAGAAGTAAAGAGAAACGTTGTTGTTGGCAAGACTGTAGGTACAAGAAGTCCTTCTGCAAAAGGAACAGAAGGTCAGGGGGCTGACCCAAACAATCAGGTAGATCTAGCATCTTTAAGATTAAACCCTGAAGCGTACAAAAAGAATGCACTTGTTCTTTTAAATTTCCCTATAGTTGCAAAAGAATTTTCAGGAGATCCTTTACTAGGAAAAGTAAGGAAGGCTAAAAATCCTGTAGACAAAGCAGAGATTAAAAAAGAAGAAGCTATACAAGACATAGCACAATCTAAAAAGAAACTTGTAAGCGATTTAATAAGTTTTAAAGTAAAAGAAAAATCAGATCAACTTAAACCTGAGAGAAAAGAAAAAGCTGACGAAGCAAGACAATCTTTTAAAGATTCTGAGAAAGCTTCAAATAAACTGAACTCAGATGTTAAGAGATTAAGGACTTCTCTTACACGAGCTAAGAAAAATTTAAGAGCTTCTATTAGGAAAGAAGTTAAAAATATAAATTCTGAAATAAGGAAAGCTTCTGCTGTAGGCAACAGTGATAGAGCAAAAGCTTTAGAAGAACAAAAAGCAGAGATTGAGTCTGTGCTTTTAGAAGAAAGTAAACCAGCTATTCTTATTGAGGAATTAAATTCTAAAATAGAAGATTTATTACGCAAAGGAGCCAGACTAAAAGGCAATGTTAGATCAGCTAAAACTGTTATGAACAGTGCTCTTAAAGAGTATAGCAAACCTAAAGTCCTTAGATCTGAAATAAAAATATCCTCTGCGAAGGCAGTAGACATTATTGAAGAGTTGGCTCAAGATATTAAAGACGGAAAGCCTGTTAGGGTAGGAGCTAAAAGTTTAATTGTTAAGCTAGAAGCAATTAAGAAAAAAGAAAATCAACTCACTAAGTTTAGTGCAGACCTTAAAACTAAAACAGATAGACTGTCCTCTAAGCTAAAAGCTTTAGCAAAAGCTGAAAGATCTTATCCGATAGAACAAGCAGACAAAATTTATTCTTCTTTAAATGATGTAGCTACTAAGAACTTAGGCATCCTTATAAGGATGTTCCCTCAAGACTTGAGAGTGTTCGCTTCTCTTTGGTATGATGGTGCAAACTTAATAGCCAACAGGTTTGCTGATGCTTACAATATTTCTTTGGAACAATCATCAGCCATACTAGCTGTTAATAGCCCACAAAAAGACTGGTATATGAACGTCGCTTTAGCAGAACGGACAATGCATATATACACTGCTCGTCAGGGATATGTTTTTGATTCATCTATGGCTAATAACTTTTTAAAAAGAGCGGGAGAGCCAGAATTAAAAACAGATAAAAATGGTAATTCTTATTACGAAGGCAACGCAACTCCTGTATATGATGACGAAGGAAACCACGCAACAGACAGCGAGGGCATACTTCAATTTAATAATTGGGACAGCCAGAAAGCTAAAGACAAAAGAGACAAAGAAGCTAAGATATTAAATCTTGGATTAAGAGGTAAAGCACTTAAAGACATACAACCTATATCTTTTAATTTTAAAGGTAAAAAAGTTTCTTACAGCAAAGAAGCACTGCAAGCTCGATTTGTAAGGATGTTCTCTGAAGCTACAGCAAACACATCTTTTAGAGACCCTAAGACTTTTAATGTTATCAGACCTGATGGAGCTATCTTAGATAGACCTACTTTATCAGACAAAGGTAAACCTCGTTCTATAGCGTGGGGTAGTTACTCTACTATAGAAAAGTCGATTAGAATACTAGAAGCTCCTCAAGATCAAGAGATGGAGTCTGTATCTAAAGAACTGGGGCTCATGCATAAAGTCCGTTCTTTTTACAATAACATCGCAGACCCTTCAAATTCTTCGGGTCATGTTACTATGGACACACACGCCATAGCTGCTCTTTTACTAAAACCTGTCAGTGGAAATAGCACTGAGGTTACTCAGAACTTTGGTGGTAAGGGAACATCATCTGATGCTACTTTGGGGTTGAGTGGATTGTACCCTGCTTTTGCTGAAGCATATAGATCAGTAGCTTTCCAAAACGATTTGTCGGGAGCTAACTATTTAGTTAGAGAAGTTCAATCAATAACATGGGAAGCGGTCAGACAATTGTTCCCACCTAAATGGAAGAGCAATAAAAACCACGTAAGGGTAGTAGCAGAAATATGGAATGACTATGAACTAGGAGATATTACTTTTGAAGAAGCTCAAGAAGATATAATAAAGTTTGTTCAGACTTCTAAGGCGAAAGGTATGCCTGAAGAAGAAGCGTTATCTGTAAGCGAAACGATAGACTCCGCTAACCTCAAAAGAGGTATAGGTGTAGGAAGACCTGACTGGGGGCAAGCTGCTCCATTGACAGTTAAAAAAGGTATAGAAAAACCAAAACAATTTAGTTCTATATCTTGGCAAAACTTAGACGCTAAATACAAAAAATTAGCTAACACTAAAAACGTACAAAAACACGCAGATCAATTATTTAATTTATTGAGAGAAGCTTCCGACCAAGCAGAGAAAAGAATACCAAATTCATTTACTTTTCAAGCTCCTGATTTTAGATCGGGTGGTATTGAAAGAGATATTGAAGTTGTAAAAAATCCAAAAGGAGATGATTTACTTAAAGGAGAAAACAAATTAAGCAGAGATTTCATACTAACACCCGCCAACAAATATGCATTTACTCCTTCTCCTTCTATATATGTTTCAAGAGCGTTAGGGCTTCAAGAGTTTCTTCTTGTATCTGAAGTGATAAAAGAAGATGGCTCTCTATTAGTTACAATCAGAAGTGGTACAACAGAACCTTATTATCTTTCAGGAGCAGGACTAGAAACTGCAAGGAGATTCTATGGGGAAGAAGCAGAAATAGTTTTTGATGTGGGGGAGGATTCTTATAACGAATCTCTAGCTGAACAAATAAAAGACTTGTCTCCAGTTAGATACGAAGGGGGGAGTGTAATGCCTTTAACTTTGAGGCTTGCACCACTTCAGGATGATCTTAAATATGAAGAAGTTCCTGTTGATGACGACTTAAATAGGTTAGCTCAAGTAGAAAACACATTGCGTGATCCCTACGATCACGCATCAAGATACGACGAGCATGGTTCAGCTATGGTTTCTGTAGATGACAAATTAAATACAAATATAAGAAACATTTTAGAAACCGTAGTTAATACTAAAAATGTTAAAACTGGGGAGCCTACTATATTTAAAGAAATGGCTCAGACTTTACTCGAAACTTTTTCCGACGATCTTTTAAATGTCCGAGTTAGGAGATCTGATAAAGATCATTCTTACTCAAGTCCTGCTCGTGGGATTTTCTTAGCCAACCAAGAGACACTTAATGTTCCTTCTGATTACCCAAACGCTATAAAAGAAAGTGTTACACAAAAATTAGAAACACTTACAGTTAAAGAATGGTTGCACTCAAAATTCAAACACCCAATAGATGCGATACTAAATTGGGACGGAATAAAAAAAGGGTTAGAATATGAAAACGATAATTACTCTGCGCTCGATGAAACCCCTGACATAAATGATTACGGAGATTATTCTGATCTTTCAGACGAACAAAAAATTATTCTTGAAAGGTTTGTAAAATATTATGCAGGGGATAGAGAAAGTACTGATAAGGATCATCTTAACTTTAAAAAGAAACCTGAACTTCAAAAAATTATTAGCTGGAATAATGTTGAAGATTTTACTAGCTCTGAATTTTTTCTTAATGAAGGCAAAAATTTTGCAGCTGATAAAACAAAAGTAAAAACAACAGCCAAGTTTATATTAAAAGGTGTGACCCCATCAACTGTAATCCATGAGATTATGCACCAAGCTACCCAAAGGCAGTTTGATAAATTTATTGAAAGTAAACTCCCAAGAAAAGACTTAGATAAAAAAGCATTAAAGAATGGGTATAAAAAAGTATCCGAAGATCAGAACACACCTCAGCCTATACGGGATATACTCAAGCTTTACTTAACAGCAATAGATTACGGAGACACTTATCTCTTAAAAAAATCAAACTTTGGTTTTGATGCGCCATCTAAAAGAACTACTTATGCTACGTCGGCTATGAGTAACTATAATCCTACTTCCAAATCTACTTTTTATGGGTTAGGAAATATAGACGAGTTTGTTGCAGAGGCTTTTTCTAATATTGAGTTTCAAGAATGGTTAATGTCTATTCGTGACCCTGAGGCTGATGCAAAAGGAGAGAGCAAAAGTCTTTGGGATAAGTTTGTTGATCTTATAACAAATCTTATTAACAATTTTAGATTAAACCCAGATTATGTCTCTTCAAGAGGAGTTCCTATTCGAGAGTCTCTTCTGAGCTCAACAGTAAAAGCTGCCTTAGAAGTAGCTTCAATGAATAGGTATGTTGATCCTGAGCTATACACAGCAGAGCAATGGGCTACTACGTCGGGGGCCAAAGCAGCAATAAAAGAAGCAAAGGCATTAAAAGCACAGAAAAAGGTTAAGTCACCAAATCCTCAGAGAGTTGCTGACGCTGATCCTAAGTATGGCATTTTACGTATAGAAGCGTTGGGGTTAAACAAACCCCATGCTACAAGAGAGTTCTTAGATAAGAACTATAATTTAAAACAAGAAAGCAGTCAAAACACTCAACGGCCTAATACGGTTGAAACATATAGAAACTTGTGGGATTTCATCGAGGGAACAGCTGAAGAAACATATAATAGAGAAGCTGCTGAGGATATAGTTAGAGGTAAATCATTTAAAGACTACACGTTTAACATTTTGGATTGGGGTTCAGGAAAAGGTTTAGGATCTCCCGCTCTAGAAGAACTTTCTAAAAATAGTTATGTACGTAAGGGAGGAAAGATGGGAGGAGAATGGGGAACAGATTTTGCATTTAATTCTTTGGAACCTTATTTCCAAGATGCAGAAGGATCTGTTGCTCCTACTCTTAAAAAGAACCCGCCCGCTGAGTCTCAAGATTTTATTATAAACAACGTAGTTATGAACGTTGTCACGGCTGACGAAAGAGTTGAGATTTTAAAAGACATTTATAAATCTTTAAAAGAAGGAGGCAAGGCAATAGTAACTGCTCGTAGTGTACTTGATGTATTTAATACTAAAGGTCTTACAGTGGTAGGCCCTGCTGAAATCGTAACTAAAAATAGTTTTCAAAAAGGTTTCAACAGTGAAAGTCTTAATGCTTTTGTTAAAGAAGTTTTGCCAGAAGCTATAGTAAATATTAAAGGATCAAAAACTTTTGATGTAAGAATTAACCCAGAAGCTGTTTTAATTGAAAAGCCTTTTGCGGCTGGTGCAGATGTGGCTTCGGATTCGGAACAGGGACTACAGTACTCGAAAATTCGTTCAGGAGATTTGCGTAATAAAAGGCAAACTATTTACAGTGTTCAGAAAGAAGCCGAAGCATCAGCAGAATATTTTACTCCAAAGAAGTTACAAGAACTTAGGAAATTAATTGAAAGCAATGTACCCCCTGAAATTATTAAAGGAGCTTCTTTAACTTCCTACACAAATACATTTAGGCTTGGAGGGCATGTAGAACTTGAAAGATATATAAGAAACAATTTTTCAGGAGAAGACGCTATTAAGGCTATAGAAAAAATTACAGGTAAACCTAACTCATCTAAGACTCCTCCTCTTAGAAAACCGTACACGACCATTCGTCAGATAGGTGGAAAATCTTTTAAAGATTTTATGCAGAACTTTTTTACCCCTTATTTAAATGGTAAAGCTGATTCTAAGATTATAAAACTTATAGAAGATAATGTTCCTGAAAACATTATTAAAGAAGCTAAAGAAGTTGAGCCTCCAAGGAAAGTTGATCTTGTTGTAAAAGGAAATTGGACAGGCGAAGAAGCTGTACAAGCAGTAGAAAAAATTACAGGTAAACCTAACTCTTTAAAACCAACTACCCTTAAAGCTAGACAAGAACCCAGATCTTTAGGTGGAGAATCTTTAAAGAATTTTCTTAGGAATTATATGGTTCCTTATTTAAGTGAGTTCGGTGGTGACTTGGAGTCTGATAAGGATCTTAAACAATTTACTAAAATCAGAGGAGACGAAACCTTCTCTGAAATGAATGCATCTAGACAAGAAGCAACAGCCAAGGCTGATGATGCAATTAAAAAAGCTTCGTTCGGCATGGATGTAGAAAGGATCATGGCATTATTTGGGCCTAAAATGTACGACGCTAAACTGGCTAAAGTTCTTGTAAAAGAATCAGCTCAAAACTCTTATGATGCTCTTAAAGATTTATTTGAAATTGACCCAAATTTAAAACCTGAAATTGAATACGGTTCTTGGACATACGGCAATAGCGAAATAGATAAAGAAAGAGCTTGGAAATGGGGGCAGATTATCAAAGGAAGAAAATATGGAGAGGTAGCAGTACCTGAAGAATTAATTGAAGACTCAATTAAGGCATTAGAAAAAGGCAAAGCATTTGGTGATAGTCAATGGTTTTACGTCAGGGATAATGGAATAGGAATGAATCCTGAGATTATAAATAATGCTTTCTTTACTTTGGGTGGAAGTTACAAACAATCTAAAAAATCATCAGGAGGTTTTGGTCTTGCTAAAATTCAAATGCTGCACTCAGCGGAAGAAGTTTTTATAAAAACAGTTAGGGACGGAGTTCAGACAACTGTTCGTGTAGACCACGACACCTTGATGCAACAAAAAGATTTTGATATGGTAACTACAGAGGTACCAGAGGGAACCCCCTCAGGTACGCAAGTCTGGTTGAAGTATCCAAAAGAAATAGATGGTCAAGCAGTTGATATGAAACAGTATGAGTATTTGCCAGACCAAAACATTTATGATGAAAACTTTGAAATAAAAATTAATAATGATGGTGAACAATCATCGACCTTAAATATAAATACTTTTGATCAAGATCATGGGTTTGAAAAAACTGTTGTAAAAACACCTACTGCTGACGTCACAATTCGTGCTTTAAAAGTAGGCAAGTACGACAAGGATGGGAATAAGATATACAGTTTATCTTCAAAAGAATCTCCTTGGGGCAAGTCTTATGATAATAGCACTATTAAAATATTTTCTAATGGTTTACTTCAATTTGAAAGGAAAACCCCCAACGTTGAACCCAATGATCATTTTGGGGACAAACTGCCTTATCATTTCATAGTAGACATTAATTCTAATGCAGACACTGCTAGCCTTGATTATCCTTTCAACAACAACAGAGAGGGTTTCTCTCCTCAATGGACAGGCAAAAGTACTTCAGAACCTACTCATCCTATTCAAAAAGTTATAGATGACGTTGTAAACAAATACAGAAAAGAATACCGTGAGCTCACTTTTTCACAAGAGTTTGATATTATAAAAGGTATAGATGGGGCTGACCCTAAACCAAGTGTTCCTGTTGTGTACAACAATATGAACTTTGATTTAAACAGTGACGAGTTATCGCTAATGAATGATATATCTAAAATTATTTTTGATATATCAGATGATCTCTTGGATGTATATAAACATGATTATTTTAATAATGAAAACAGTCTTCGTAGTAGGAACTACGTTGAAAGAGCTTTAAAAAATAATGAGAAAGTTGAGCATGAAAAAGATCCTTCTAAGAATGATAAAGCAATATCCTACCACTACGGGGCAGCCCTATCAAAAAATTGGGGAGGTGTAAATACATCTAAAGAACCTAATTTAATTTTAGTAAACCCTGTTTATTCATCTACTTTGTTTGATAAAGAAGGAGACATCAGAAGTGATATAGGTATAGAAGGGTTTGCAGATTACATTACAGATATTATTTTCCACGAAGTAAATCACGTAAGTCAGAATAACGAAAACGCTGGATTTACTTATGCTTTCTCTGCCATCAAAGGATATAAATCTATGCTTGATCCTATCTTTCAAGACAGTAGGCAAAGAATATCTGAACTAATACAAAACAATTATGACACCATCAAAAGAATTAGACAAAAATTTGTTAAGGGAAGCACTAAATTTCTTGACGCAGAAATACAAGGAAACGGGTTCATTGACTCGGTCAATGAATCTGACGATGTACGTGGCAGAGAAGTACGGAGCCAAAGGGAAGCTATTGAAGAAAACTTTGGAAAAAACTTCCCCCATGATGAAATCCAAGTCACCGACAGAGGTGTTACTTTACTTGAAGCGTTTAGCAAAAGAACCTTCAAAGCAGACGAAGTAAATAACGATCCACCTATACAGCGTACACGGATCAGTGCACAGCCAGAAAATAATTGGTCATCCCTTGCAGGTAAACAAGTAGGAGGTTTATATATTTCTTCTGAAGCTATTGAAGACGGTTACTCTATTCTGGAGAAACCTTCTAACAAAGTGAAGAAAGAACAATATGAACAAGCCAAGCTTAGATTAGAAGCACACTTAGAAGAAGAAAGAATAAACGCAGAGTCAGAAAACGACAACTACGTACCTTTTTCATATGATCTTGTTTCGATTGAAAAAGATCAGGTTCGATTCATGTTAATGTCTGATCTTAAAGAAGCTCATCCTTTTGTTGTAGAATCTTTAAGAGTACCACACAGTGCAGACGGAGACATACAAGAAGGTCGTATAGGAAACGCTATCTTCCACAGGATGGAAACTATTTTAGGTCAACGCCATCCTCTTTACAACTACCACAAAACTATCACCGATCTTGAGTCTTCTTTAGGACTACTGGGGTCACCAAGTGGATCAGAAAGAGTATGGAAAGATCAGATCGAAAGTACAGGTTTGCGTTACGAAGATTTACTTAAAGAACACCAGATTATAAAAGATAAGTTTTTCCCTGATGACCAAAGAACTAAGATCCACACGAAAGATCCTACGGAAGCTCCTGAGTATTTAGAAGCTACTGAATCATGGAATATGCTCACTGACATATTGAGAGCGGATATACCTGTAATGGAGGATTCAAGGGGAGTTAAATACTTACAGCGTTTATTGTACAGATCGAAGGCACACCCTGAATGGAAAAAAGGGGGCAAGTACTGGAGTCTTTTCTTTGGGCCTAACGAAAGAAAGTTAAGAAGATACATAGAAAGATCTAACTTCTTTAAATCTACTATTGGAAATAAAGTTTTAGCTTACAAGAACACAACAGATGAATTACTTAATTCTGTTTATGTGCAAGCAGGTAAAGAGATACCTTCTCAGGTCATCATGGATGCTACTGGATCAACTGATTTAAATGCTCCCGAAGAAATACTTGCACAGATTCAAGAAGATTATCTTAACGAACTGGATGGCGTAAACACGAATGAAGAGTTAACGGCTGAAGAGAAAGAAAAAGCATTCTTAGATGCATTTAATAATCGAGAGGCTGCTAAATCTAAAGCGAGAACAGAAGCTATTAAAGCAGCTAAAAGAAAGCAAAACCAATCTATAGCAATAATAAGAAATGATTCTCCAGAATTGGCAGACCATATAGTTTCTTTAAGAAAGTTAGCTGACACTTTATCTTCTGAGGTAGCTGACATAATTTCATTCACGGCTCCTGATCTTAAACTTAGAATAGGTGCTGGTCTCCAATTGTATTTAACAAAACAATACAGAATATTTACCTACAAGAAAGGCGAGTGGGCTAATGAGTTCTTAAATAAAGAGGTACACAAAGATGCAAGAGACTTAGCCTTAGATTACTTTGCAACACATTGGAAAGCTCAAAGAGTTGAGCACCTTATAAAAGAAGGGGGCCTTACAAAAGAAAGGGCAAACATCGAAGCTCAGGCAGAGCTAGAGTCTAATGATGACTTGGCTCAACAAGCATTGGAAGAGTTCTTAAAAAGCTACGAAGGTGACTACGGTGTAGATAGTTTTAAGAGGAGGGGCAATTTACCTGAGGGAATGAGAGCTGCTCTTGGAGAGTTTAAAGAAGAATCTAACTTAGATATCTTATACAGAACAGTAATAAATCTTGGAGGGTTGGCTTCTAAACTAGCTCTTAAAGATCGTATTGTTAGTGAAGGAATAAAAGCAGGGTGGTTAGTAACTCAAGAAAAGATAGCTGAGGAAACCGCTAGAGCTAAGAAGTTTGACAGACCTAATCCATATAAAGATTATGAAGAGGTCAGCAAAACTACATCTTCGGATAGCGATGTTGCTGAAGTTGCGGGCTCTGAAGGAACCACAAAATTAGGAGCTTTTAAAGTTAAGTTTAATCCTGATGGTACCGCCAAAGAAGCACCAACAAGAAAACCACCAAACACTGATCCTTTAATTAATTACAGAGTTAAAACAGAAGACGGTTCTGTCGAGGAAAAAGGTAATTTGTTAGCGCATCCTGAAGTGGCTAGCTACATAAGGTCTATACTTAATCCTGAAAAAGCAAAAGATTTAAACTTTGCTGAACAAGCAGAGAATATATTAGCTCAGATATCTGGATTGAGTCTTGTATCTAAAACAGCGGGTTCGGTACCCTTTTATGAGAGACAGGTTCTAGGCTCTTTCTTATTCTTAAGTCAAAACGGGTTACCCGCAAGTGAGATAGCAGGTTATATCCCACAACTTGGTTCAGAAATTAAAAGGCAAGTGTTCCCTTCAGGAGTATTTAATAAGAGAAGTTATACTCAAAACGATTCTGCCGACAGGGGCAGCATGGGTTATTACGCACAGCTCTCTACTTTAGGAGTTCTAGACGGTGGTGTTAATTATGCGTTGTTGCGAGATTTGTTAGGGGGAAGTAAAGGCTTTTCCATATCAAGAGAACGTGATGCCGAAGATATTCAATTAGAAATTGATAACTTACAAGACCCATCCAGAGCAGAAAAGTTTAAAAGCAAGTTGTTCCCAGAAGGAAGTGTACAAGAAAAGACTTTGTTAAAGGCAGCTGGCATGATCGCAGGTACTGGAAGTATCGCTTCCAAGAAGGCGCAAGCTTTGGTTTTAGCATTAGATAACGCTATGAAAATCGTTGCTTTTGAATATGAAAAGCAAACTATCTTAGCCGCTAGACAAGACTCAATAGAGGCTAATAGAAATGACATGTACAAAGACATGACCAATGCAGAGGTTGATGCCCTTGCAGGTGATATCATTTTGAAAACGCAACAGTCTAGAAGTCAAAGTGCTCCTATCGTAAAGTTCTTTGCAGAGTTTCCTGTGGTCAGAGTCATCACGGCTCCGTTTGCTAGGTTCATAGGTGAGAACCCAAGACTGATGACTAATATTCCACGTCAGGCAAGAGCCGAACAGAAAAGTGAGAACCCTATCATACAGGCAAGAGGTAAACGAAGAGCCAACGGATTTATAGGAACAAACTTTGTTTTGTATATGGCAATTCCAAAACTTGTTCA